ATTACTGGTTTTCCAACAGCAGGTACTTTAACTATTGGCACAGAAGATATTACTTACACAGGAATTTCTAGTTTAAATTTAACAGGATGTGTTAGAGGTGTTAACGGTACAACAGCTGCTACCCACACTACTGGTGATGCAGTTGCACAGTCTCCAAGAGGCATGACTGATATTCAAGAAGCAAATTACAGAGTAGATACTACAAGTGTTGATACACCTATGACAAGAATTAGTAGATCTCAGTACCAAGCATTTTCTAATAAAACAGATTTAGGTTTACCAACTCAATACTGGGTTCAAAGATTTGTAGATAAAGTTACAATGACTTTATATTTAACACCAGGTAGTTCACAAGCTGGAGACTTTATAAATTTTTATTACACAAAAAGAATTGACGATGTAGGAGCATATACAAATGCAACAGATGTACCTTACAGATTTGTACCTTGTATGATTATGGGTTTATCTTATTACCTAGCTTTAAAATATGCACCACAAAGAGTACAAGAATTAAAATTATTATATGAAGATGAATTAAAAAGAGCTGAGTCTGAAGATGGTTCTTCTAACTCAACTTATATATCTCCTAAAATATATTTTCCAGGGATTGCCTAATGAGTAGTTTTTCGCAAGGTAAATTTGCTTTAGCGATATCAGATAGATCTGGTATGGCTTTTCCATATAATGAAATGGTTAAAGAATGGAATGGTGCATTAGTACATATAAGTGAGTATGAACCTAAGCAACCACAACTACAACCTAAACCAACTAATGCAGATCCTCAAGCTTTACAAAGAGCAAGACCTGCAAGAACAGAATTTGCAACAGAAGATTTTTTACCAAATAATCCTTTTCAACTTAGTTCTACTTATCTCGTTCCTACACAAACAGCACTTAGTGTTAATGCAGCGAATAGTGATTTAGTAAATGGAGATCACGTTAGATTTAGAAATGTTAAAACTCCTTTACTTGAAGCTGACGGATCCGTTTATTACAAGGTGGTAGAGTTAGAATTAGCAACAACTTTAACTAATGCAATAAATGCAACGGATACATTAATTACGTTAGATAATATGCCGACTGTTACTACGTTAGGTAATACATGGCCTGCTTCAGGTTTTATGATAATTGAAAAAGTTAATAGTGAAACAGGTATGTTTGAAAACGAAGTAATTGAATATACTGGAGGAAGAACAACCGATAATATTTTTAATGTAGTTGCAAGAGGTACTTCAGCTCCTTATAGAGGAGTTAGTCCTGAAAAAACAAAAGCAAGTTCTCATCCAATAGGAGCTAAAGTATTTGGTTCTAGACCTGTTACAATGGTACAAACTACTTCAGTTAATGACGCTAACACAACTGTTACAGAAGAAAATAGTTATTTAGTTCCAGCTCTTGCTATAGGTATGGATTTTGTAGCTGGCACACATTTAGCAGGTGGTGGTTTGCAGTGTACATACGGCCCAATAAATGATAGAGGTTAATTATGGCAACAAGTTATTCATATACAACATTAACAACAGCGATTAGAGCTTACACAGAAGTAGATAATGATCCTGCTGTTACAGCCACTGTATTAACACAAACTGTTATTGATGAATTTATTATGGCTGCAGAGCATAGAATTAATACTGAATTACCTATGGACTCAGACAGAAAAGTCCAAGAAGGTACTTTAGTTGCAGATGACAATACAATTAACTCACCAGCAGGAGCTTTATTTATAAGAGGTGTAGAAGTGTTTAATACTTCTAATACTTCTGAAGCAGGAACTTGGTTAGAGAAAAAAGATCAAACATATTTAACAGAATATGTAGGAAGATTAACAGGACCAGAAGGTGATTTAACTGCACAAGATGTTACAGGATTTCCTAAGTATTATGCAATGTTTGGCGGTGCTACAGGTCTTACAGATACGACATCTGGAGGAATGTATTTTGCTCCTACACCAGACGCAAATTATAAATACAGAGTATATTATAACAAAATGCCAGTAGGACTTGGTACAGGTAGTGGAGGTAATTCTCATACTTATCTTAGTAACTACATGCCACAAATCTTATTATATGCTTGTTTGGTAGAAGCATTTGCATTTTTAAAAGGTCCAATGGATATGTTGACATTATACGAAAATAAATATAAAACAGGCATACAACAGTTTGCAGGAATGCAAATTGGGAGAAGAAGACGAGACGATTACACTGACGGTACAGTTAGAATAGAAGTTAAGTCACCTTCACCATAAAAAAATTAGGAGATAAATATTATGGCAATATCATCAGCAGTTTGTTCAAGTTTTAAAAAAGAATTACTACAAGGTTATCACGACTTTGATGCTAACGGATCAGGTGGAGATACTTTTAAACTTGCTTTATACACAAGTTCAGCATCTTTAGGTGCAGCAACTACAGATTATTCAACTTCTAATGAAGTAGCAAATGGTAATGGATACACAACAGGTGGAAATACTCTTGTAAACACTGGCGTAGGTTTAACTTCTACAACTGCGTTCACAGATTTTTCTGATACATCTTTCACTTCAGCGTCTTTCACAGCGAATGGTTGTTTAATTTATAACACACAAGCTAACGGCGGATCTGGTACTACAGAAGCTGTATGTGTTGTAGCTTTTGGTGGAGACAAAACTGTTTCTTCAGGAACTTTTACAATTCAGTTTCCAACTAACGACGCATCGTCTGCTATTCTGAGACTAACAGCATAGGGAGTAAATCCTTATGTCTGTAACCAGAACTTTCACAGTAACGGTAGTAAGCACCGGTTCCGGCAATAAGTATTTTATTGATGGCGTACAACAAGACACATTAAATTTAGCTGAAACTGCAACTTATAAGTTTGATCAATCAGATAATTCTAATTCTAGTCACCCGTTTAGGTTTTCTACAACAAGCGATGGTTCACATTCTGGAGGAGATGAATACACTACAGGTGTAACTACTAATGGTACTCCTGGTCAAGCAGGAGCATATACACAAATCGTAGTTGCAGCCAGCGCACCCACTCTTTATTATTATTGTACAGCTCACTCAGGAATGGGTGGACAAGCAAACACCGTAGAGGCTGATTCTTGGGGAATGTTGGCTTGGGGAGAACTTGAATTTGGTAATCAAGATAGTAACTCGGTAACTTTAACAAGTTTATCTTTTAGTGCAGAACTCGGTACATTAGTTTCTTCATCTGAACAAGGTTGGGGTAGAGATGAATGGGGCCAAGAACCTTGGGGTGAAAGTTTTAGTCCTGTAATTCCACTTACTGGTTTTAGCATAACTTCGGAGTTAGGTACCTTACCTTATGCACAATCTGAAGAAGGTTGGGGAGCGGATGAATGGAGTGTAGGTAACTGGGGACAAAATACTACGACTGTTGCAATCGATGGTTTATCAATGTCTGCATCTCTTGGACCAGAAGGTTGGGGAATAAACTCATTTGGTGATGGACAATGGGGTGGAGAATTTGCATTTAATCCAGAAAGTATAATTGTACCAACTGGTCAAACTGCATCTGCTGAAGTAGGGTCGTTAACAATTAGTAGATTAGATATGGTATTTACAATCGGTTCTGTAACAATGGGAGCTGGTTTAGGAACTTTAAGTATAAATAATGGTGCAGATCACCAACAAGGTTTATCAAGTCTTACAGCAGCTGCTGCAGTAGGATCAGCAACAGGTTTACCAAACACAATTGCATCACCATCTGGTGTAACAGCGACAGCACAAGTTGGATCTATAACCATAGGCTCAGAAGAATTAATTGATTTAACAGGAGTAGTTTTAAAAGGTGCAGTAGGATCAACTACTACAGATGCCATGAGGGTGGGTATAAGTGGTGTAACTTCAACTGCAGAAATAGGAGCAATAACTATAGCAAACGTTACTGTAGGATTGACAGGACAATCGATTACTGCTAATATAAATACTGTAGGTTTAGGAACGATTGGGTATCAAGATGTTGACATAACAGGTAATACATCGTATACAGACGTTAACCACGCAGCTTAATAGGAGAACAAAATTATGGCATCAACTTATACGGATCTCGGTCTAGAATTAATGGCAACCGGCGAAAACGCTGGTACTTGGGGAACAAAAACAAACGCTAACTTAAGTTTAATTGAACAATTAACAGGTGGATATCTTTCTCAAGCCGTAACTGATTCAGGAACACCAACAGCTTTAACAATAGCAGACGGTGCTTTAACTGGTACAGCTCAACAAAGAGTTATAGAATTAACAGGAACAATATCTGGAGCAAGAATTGTAACTTTTCCATTACTTACAGAAAATATTTACATTATTAAAAATAGTACGTCAGGAGCATACACACTGCAATTAAAAGCAGTATCTGGTTCAGGTGCAACAGTTACTTTTTCAGCTACTGACAAAGGATACAAACTTATTTATCTTGATGGTGTTGCAACAAACACAGGTGTTTATGATGCAGCTTTATCACCAGCAGGTACAGTAACAGAAACTGGTACTCAAACTCTAACAAACAAAACTCTAACCGCTCCTAAAATTGGAACATCAATTTTAGATACGAATGGTAATGAATTATTTTTATTAACAGCTACAGGTTCAGCAGTTAATGAATTAACATACGCAAATGCAGCTACTGGAAATAGTCCTTCTTTTACAGCTTCTGGAGAGACTAATGTGGGTATTAATTTAGTACCTAAAGGTACAGGTACTTTGCAGTATGACGGAAATGAAGTATCAACAGTAGGAAAAGCTATTGCAATGGCAATGGTTTTCGGATAAGAATAACACAAGGAGAAAATAAATTATGGCAAACCCGAATATAGTAAATGTAGCAACAATCAATGGTGGTAACCTCGGTTTTAATCTATCAAATACTTTAACAGCAACTTTACTAACAGTTGCATCAGACGTAATATTAAAAGTTAACAGAATTACTGTAGCAAACGTAGACGGTTCTAGTGCAGCAGATGTAGATTTATTTGTTGACGGAATGGGTAATGGTGCAACAGGTATATCAGCAACAGGTGCTGCAACAGTATATCTAGCAAAAACAGTATCAGTCCCAGCTGACTCTACTCTTGTACTTGTAGACTCTCCAATCTATTTAATGGAAGCAGACATTCTAAAAGGCGGAGCTAGTGCTTCTGGAGATTTAGATCTTTACATATCTTACGAAGTATTAAACGACGCGTAATAGAGGGGAATAGCTTATGGCTCATTTTGCTCACTTAAACTCAGAAAACAAAGTTATGCGTATTTCTGTTGTGTCTAATGATATAGAAACATCAGACGGACCACTAGGAGAAAACAATATGCATGTTGATGGTGAAACTTGGTGTCAAAACTTTCATGGTGGAAAACCTTGGACTGTAGATAATGGAATTGTTTCATGGAAACAATGTTCTTACAATGGTTCTTTTAGAAAAGCTTATCCTCAAATAGGTGCAACGTATGATTCGGTTAGAGATGAATTTGTTCAACCAAAACCTTATTCAAGTTGGATTTTAAATGCTACTAACGATTGGGTATCTCCTTTAGCAAACAATCCAACAGAAGGACCTTCTGAAGAATGGATGACTTTATTTGTTTGGGATGAAGATAATCAAAGATGGCACTGTAAAAAAGAAACAGATGATGGTAGTATAGCTTACTGGAATCCATCAACAGAACAATGGGATATACAATAATATGGCAACAGTAGTTACAACATTAAATTATTTAACAAGCACTAAAGCTGGTAACACACTAAGAGACAATGGTGGTTACACAGCTTTAGCATACACACCTAGCGCAGCAGTTGCTGAAGCTTTTACAACATTTAACGCTGATGGAACTTTTTCTCCTCAAGGAGGAAGTGCTGATTTAACTATAGTTACAGTCGCTGGCGGAGGCGGAGCTGGAGCTCAAGGATACTCATCTGGCGCAGGTGCTGGAGGTGTTAGAAGTGCAACAAATATAGCAAACCCAGGATCTTCTGTAGATGTTACAATTGGTGGTGGTGGTGCGGGCCAATCAATCGGAGACAATGGTCCAGGAGCTGATGGCTCAAATACTTTTATAGGACCTGCTCCTAGTCCAATATTTATATGTACTGGTGGTGGTGGCGGACCCCCAGGTAATAACCAAAACGGTCAACCAGGAGGATCTGGATCCGCTGGAGGACCAGGTAATTCTGGTGTAGGACAAGGTAATGCAGGAGGATATAGTCCATCTGAAGGAAGTAATGGTGGTTATCAACAATGGCCAATGTCTGCTAACCCAGCAAAAACTGGGGGTGGCGGAGGAGCTGGCGGAGCTGGACAACCCGGACCTGGCGGAAGAGCCGGCGGAGCTGGTAGAGATATGACACCTGTAATTCCAGCACCTGAAGGTGGAGCAACTTTTGGTGGAGGTGGAGCCGGTGGAGCTTATGGTAATCCTACTGCATCTGGAGGTTCTGGTGGAGGAGGTTCATCTGGACCTAACGTTTCAGGAAGAAATGGACAAGCAAATACTGGAGGCGGCGGAGGCGGCTGGGGTCAGCAACCTGGAACACCAGGTCCAGGACAATATCCAGGCGGATCTGGTGGATCTGGAAAAGTCATATTTAAAGAATCTAGTGAACCTGCAACTAATCAAGGTGGGGTGTGGAATATGCAAGCACATTATTTATACGTTCTTACCGGTAAACTGGGATAAGTGATCCTTGAAAAATTAGATATATTACCACAAGGTGATATTGAAAATATTGAAAATATTATAAAAGATTATAGCTTTCCTTGGTTTTACAGACCTTCTAATTTAAATAATTTTTATTTTAATTCTCATACTTTGTCAGACCTTAATCTTGGAATTAACTCTCCACACTATGATTATTTTAAAAAAATTTTTAATAGGTTATGTGAACAATCTAATATTAAAGTTAATAAACTATTAAGAATGAATATTAATATGACTTTTCATAATTCAGCTAAACATGGAAATTTACATGTCGACCATAGTTTTCCACATTATGTAATGATACTATATCTAAACAATGCATCTGGGAATACTTTAATATTTAACGAACAATACGAAGAAACAAAACCAGTTGAAATTGAAAATGTGGATAGTAATCAATATACACTTAAACATGAGATAACGCCTAAAAAAAATAAAGTTGTATTTTTTAAAGGGATGAGTTATCATGCTCAAGAATTTAGTAAACCAAATGAAGAAAGAATACTTTTTATAGCTACGTTTAAATAATATTAAAATGAATTTAAGAAATTACTATTGGTGGTTTGATTCTGTAATACCTTCTCGGGTGTGTGATGATATAATAAAATACGGCACAAGCAAAGAATCTAAACTTGCCATTACAGGAGATTTCAACGACATAAAAAAACTAACGGAAAAAGACGAAAACAAATTAAAAAAACACCGTAATTCTTCAGTTTCTTTTTTAACAGAGCCTTGGATATTTAAAGAAATTTACCCATACGTTACTATAGCAAATCAAAACGCCGGTTGGAATTTTGAATTGTCAAATACAGAAAGCTGTCAATTTACTAGATATGGATTAGACCAACACTACGGTTGGCATTGTGATTCTTGGAAAACACCTTACAAAGAACCGCCATGGAGAAAAGGATTAATTAGAAAACTATCGATGACTTTATGTTTAAATGATGCCACAGAGTACGAAGGCGGAGAACTTGAATTTGATTTTAAAGATAAAACAAAAACAGATCCGATTGTTTGTGAACAAGTTAAAAAGAAAGGTTCTATTGTAGTTTTTCCATCTTTTGTTTGGCATAGAGTTAAGCCTATAACAAAAGGCACAAGATATAGTTTAGTGGCTTGGAATCTAGGAAACCCTTTTAAATGAGTTATAAAATAATAAATAATTTTTTAGACAAAGAACATTTGTCTGTAATACAAGGACTTATTTTTGATACAGAATTTCCTTGGAGAAGAAGAGAAGAATTAGTTACTAATGCTAACGATGGAATTTATTTTACTCATTGTTTTTACAATGATATGGAATCCACATCTCCAAATTTTACAACTGTTATTAAACCTATTTTAATTAAGTTAAAATGTATAGCTCCCATACAAATTAGATCTAATATGTTCATAAGTAAGTTATTTAAAAAAAGTGATTTTCATACTGATTATAAAAATACAAAAAGTAAAACAGCTATATTTTATTTAAACACTTGTGACGGAGGAACTGAAATAAAGATTGAAGATAAAATAAAATTTATTAAAGCTGATGAAAATAAAATGTTGATATTTGACACTGGTACTTTTCACAGAGCTATTACTTCTGTTAAATCTCCTGTTAGATATATCCTTAATTTTAATTACTATGAAAAATAAAGGATATACAATATGAAAACATATGATAATATACTTACTGAAAAAGAAAGAATTGATATGATTAATTTTATAAAAACTAAACTTAAACAATTTAGTAATACGCATCCTGGTTTGCAAACTGAAAGTAATTTACACGAGTATCCAGAAATGAAAACATTTTTAAAGAAAATTAATTCTTATATAGAGAATTTTAAAATTTATCACTGCTGGGCAAATGTTACAAACGGTGATAATATAGCGTGGCATTCACATCCTCCTTTTGTTGTTAGGTCATTAGTATATTATTTAAAAAATAAAAGTCAGATTGGGACTATATTTAAAAAAGGAGAAATTAAAGTAGAGGTTACTAAAGCTCCTGAAAACTCTTTAGCTATTTTTGATGGTAGGTTAGAACATTCTGTTCCAATTCATTTACCTGAAGAACGTATATCAGTTGCTGTGGATTTAATGTTATGAGTTTTAAAAATAAAAAATATACTATAAAGAGAAACGCTATATCAAAAGACATGGCTAGGTTTTTATACGATTATCTTTTATTAAAAAGAAAAACAGCTAGAACAATGTTTGACTTTAAATTTCTGTCTCCTTACACAGAATATTTTGGAGGATGGAATGATCCTCAAATTCCTGAAACATATTCGCACTATGCAGATATAGTAATGGAAACTTTATTAGAAGATTTAAGATCTTTAATGGAAAAAGAAACAGGTCTTGTTTTACTTCCTACTTATTCTTATTGCAGAATATATAAAAATGGAGATATATTAAAAAGACATAAAGACAGACAAGCGTGTTCTGTTTCAACAACTATGAATTTAGGAGGTGACCCTTGGCCAATATGTATAAACCCTAATTCAGAAGAAGGTTATGTTCAAGGAGAAAAAACAGGTCTTCACCAAGTTCAAGACTATGTACCATCAACTAATCCTGGTGTTAAAGTAGAACTAGAACCAGGAGATATGTTAATATATTCGGGTTGTGAACTAGAACATTGGAGAGAACCTTTTGAAGGTAATAATACTGGACAAGTATTTTTACATTACAATAATAAAAGTGAACCAAATGCTAGAGCTGAAAAATTTGATAGAAGAATGCATTTAGGGTTACCTGCTTGGTTTAAAGGAAAAAGTCCTGAGGACTTTGAGTGAGTAGAGAAAGATACTACTATTGGAAATTTGAAGAACTATATTCAAAAAAAGAAGTAAGTGAAATTGATAGTCAAATAGATACCAGTATTTCTAAAGATGCAAAGGATGTGCCTGCTGACAATGTTGTTAAAATAGCACAAGTAAAAATAATTGATTCTGTTAAAATAAAATTATTAGATAGAATGTTAGATGCAATTGTTGAAAGTAATAAAATAAACTTTGGATATAATATATATTACGAAAAACATATAATGAACCACAATACATACTCTGATAAAAACAAAGGTAAATACGATTATCACATTGATGCTACATTTTTTAACCCGGCTTCTGATATTAAATTGACTGCAATACTTAATTTATCCACAGAAGAATATGAAGGTGGGGATTTTTACATGAATACGGGTGAAGAATTTATAGTTCCTGAGATAAAAAAACCAGGCAATTTAATAATATTTCCATCTTACTTATTGCATAAAGTTACACCTGTTACTAAAGGAAGTAGGAAAACATTAACTGCTTGGATTGCAGGTCCGAAGTTTCAATAATACGTTGATTTTTACAAATATTGCAGTAAAGTGTCTTTTTAAACTAGGAATAATATGCTACAAAAATTAGGTTTTGCTCCAGGATTCAACAAACAAGTTACAGAAACAGGGGCCGAAGGTCAATGGTTTGACGGTAATAATGTTCGTTTTAGATATGGTAGTCCAGAAAAAATAGGCGGTTGGGATCAGTTAGGTGAAGATAGTTTAACTGGTGCTGCACGAGCTCTACATCATTGGGATAATAATGCTGGTATTAAATACGCAGCCATAGGTACAAATAGAATGCTATATGTTTACTCTGGTGGTCAATTCTATGACATTACTCCAATAAGAACAACTATTACTGGTGTTGTGTTTTCATCTGATTCTGGAACACCAACAGTTACAATTACATTCCCAAGTCCTCACGGTATGCAAGCTGACGATATTATATTGTTTACTGGAGTTACAGGAGTTTCTGGATCGAGTTCTACTTTTTCTGATGCTTCTTTTGAAGATAAAAAATTTATGGCAGCTTCTGTGCCAACGTCTACAACAATTACAGTTACAATGCCTGCTAATGAATCAGGCACTCCATTAAGTCTTACAGGAGATGCTACAGGACAACCTTTTTACGCTGTTGGTCCTGCACAACAATTAGGTGGGTTTGGTTGGGGTACAGCAAATTTTGGCGGAACCGCTTCGGGTATCGCAACGACTACTTTATCAACAACACTTCCAGACGATGCTACTACGACTGTAGTTGTAGCCAGCTCGACTGCATTTCCTGCTTCCGGAGAAATTAGAATTGGTACAGAGGATATTAGTTATACAAACAATGATACGGCAACAGGGACATTGAGTGGAGGAGCGCGAGCAGTTAACGGAACTACAAGAGCAGCCCATACTGCTGGAGTAACTGTAAGCAATATTTCTGATATGTAGCGTGGGGTGAATCATCTACAGACGATGTAACTATTGATCCTGGTTTATGGGTCCTTGATAATTATGGTACAAAATTAATTGCACTTATTTATAATGGTGCTTGTTTTGAGTGGGATGCTCAACCGACAAATGCTACTTCACTTAGAGCTACAATTATACCGAATGCTCCTACTGCATCTAGACATGTATTAGTTTCTACACCAGATAGACACTTAGTATTTTTTGGAACAGAAACAACTGTTGGTGATTCAACAACACAAGATGATATGTTTATTAGATTCTCTTCTCAAGAAAGTATTGATCAAACAGATTCATACACAGTGACTGCAGAAAATACTGCTGGTACACAGAGGTTAGCTGCCGGATCAAAAATAATGGGGGCTATCAAAGGTAGGGATGCAATTTATGTTTGGACAGATACTGCTATATTTTTAATGCGTTTTGTTGGTGCACCTTTTACATTCTCTTTTGAACAAGCTGGAACTAACTGCGGATTGATAGGTAAGAATGCTTGTGTAGAAGTTGATGGTAGTGCTTACTGGATGTCAGAAAATGGTTTTTTTACATATGATGGTCAATTAAAATCTATGCCTTGTTTAGTAGAAGATTATGTTTACGATGATATTAATACTACCTCTAGAGATTTAATTAATTGTGGATTAAATAATTTATTTACAGAAGTT